GGCAAAATCACAAGTCTATGTTCTCTCCAACATTTTTCTTTTATTGTTCCTGTTGGAAGAGGGATTGCTGATTCAAATCCAACTGGGTATCCATTCCAGATTGCAAGCCAGCATCTAGCACCTTTATTAATGTCTTGTGTGAGATAGTGATGTTCCCTGAACAATGGCCATATTTCGACTCTACAAGGAAATATTTCCAAAACGATCTTGGATCGCCTTTCCCACCTCCTTCCAACAACTTTGTTGGATGTAGTGTCAAAAACCCAATCGGGTTGTAGCCAATCTATAATATCGTAATGACAACTAGCAAAAACAACGTTCTTAATATTTTGTTTTTTTATATATTT